ATCTTCACAACATATTTATCTTCTTCGGAAAGTGGTTCTAGAGGTTGGATGTTTCGTGTTTGTTTTTGGAATGTCATATTTTTAATTCTGTTTTTGGTTCTAGCCATTTTTTCTTCCTTTTTGTTATGTTTATTGGATACTCTTTTGGATTTGATGTGGACTTCTCCTTTGGTTGCTAATAATTTGTATCGCTTAAACGATTTACATTAATAGTCAGTGGGTTAATTTTTTTACTCTTGCCATAAACTTTTGGCACAATATCTATTTCAGAACCAAGAATTTCTTTATCAACACAATCTGAAACACACGAAAGACTCATAACATGTTTGTTTTCATTTTCACTTAATGTAAAAGAGTGCTTAATATTACGTATAAGAAAAGCCCCTCTATAAAACCTATCTACTTTATCTGGTTCTTCCATTCTTTCAGCAGATTGAGCAGGCAAATTTAATTCTACCATATTTCCTGCTCTAATAAATGTATTACCGTCTACTTCGATGTCTGCCGCAATTGCATCGTAATTGTTAAGCATCGAAGTTCTTTTTGTTATAAAAGAATCAGGATCATAACCACGAATATTCTTATAGTCATTAGTGATTGCATTAGTATATTGACCATCTTGTTTAGAAACAATGTCAGCAAATGACACAGGAAGTAAAAAAGTTTTAACAGGAAGATCAGAAATAGTTGAACCATTATCATCTAATGCTACTTTAGCAATCATAGGTTCTTGTTTTCCTCTACCATTAAAAAAATTGATATGTCGTTCATCTTTAAAAGATTCAAAATAATTATAATTAGTTTCTTTGTAAGTTTTATTAAATATATCATGAGTGATGACCGTAGAAGCATAACTACCATTATTTTGATCAGCCATAGAATCATTACTATTTGTTTTTTGCACTTTTCTAATTTTATTTAATTCTAAAATAACTTCAGAAAATCCATGTTTCCTTGGTGTATGTCCACCAGTTCCATCAGAAGTATATTCCATAAGAATTTTTTCTTTATACAAGCTTTCTAATGACCTAAAATGAAATCCCTCTAAAGTTTCAAAAAACATGTATGTTGGTGAACCATGTCTTTCAGATATTGCTTCATTTGTCATATCTCTGATAATCTTCATAGGAGACACATCTGTGCCTAAAATTATCCGGCCGTCTTTGGTAGGGTCAACAAAAAAGTCTTTTGAACATTTCAAATCGTTTCTAAGTAATGTTTCTACGATTGAAGCACAAGTCCCTCGTAAAGTTCTACTTACTGATTTTCTAGAATTTTCCATAGCTTCAATAGAAATGAATTCAAAATTCAAAATTTTGTTATTGGTATTAACATCTAAGACAGTTGATAAATTATTTATGTAAAATAAAGAATCTATAATCATTTCTTCAGTTTCAAAAGATGGAGTTCTAAGTCTAAGCTTTAAAACTTCTTGACCTATAAGCGGCAATAAGTTTTGAATATTAAGACCGTCATTAAAACTTATACTACCCGAAATAAATGGATTCTCTATATCCTCAAAAATAATTACACTCAAAACATTGGCAGTAACCTTTACTGGAGAACCATCTACAGTAATAATCTCAGCCAAGTCTAGTACAAAATCTCCAGCGGTGGTTAAACCTTCTGCCATTAAATACTACTCTCTTCCATCAATAATTTAAATTCATCAACAAACTGTTTTACGTAGCCAGGATCAAGTAAACGTATACTTCTAAGTTTATCTTGGACACTTTCTTCATATTCCATATTAGTCACGATGTCTGCAACAGGATAGTCTGCATTAGTAGTCCCCACATCTATTTTTATTGAGGTATCACCAGAACTTTGAGATATTTCATAATGATGGACTGCATCAAAATTATCATATTTATCTTCAACAAATGCTAAAAATTGAATTGTAGACATTGGCCATTGGTGATATCGATCAACAATATCATTCATATACAAAATTATCCAATGATATTCCGAATCACCGTATAATTTATGTGCTAACATTTCTGGTGTTTCGCCTTCTTTTACGTCATAGGTATCGAATAGTGCTGTGTTTGTTTTAACTTTTGCTCTTATACCAACACGGCGTAAAAGATTCGTCACAAGCTTGTGATCATCTTTACCTGTAGTAGAATAATAAATTTTAGGAAATGTTGAAAAATACATAATTAGAATCCTTGTTCGATACGTTCTCTGGACATCTTTTCGATTTCACTAAAAGTAAGAGCGAGAGTAGTATGTGTTGAAGGTGGCCCGACCGTTCCCAATTGTGGGTTTTCTAAAGGTTCATAAAACCCTGCTTTATCACTACCATATTGTACGTCCATATCTGTCAAATAACAAGAAGAAATTTTATTAATCCAAGGATTTTCTTTACCCTTGTACATATACTGTATATCAAAAGTTTCTGGTATTTTTAATACTCTGCCCTGTACACCTTTACCAAAAAGAGTACCAAATTCTGGAGTCATATGTTTTTTAAAGGTGAATACTATATCAGCAACAACTTTACTTTCAGCCTCGCTCTTAGGGATAAAAGTAAACGTATAACTGAAACTTCTACGACCAACACCTTCAAATAACAGTTCCATCTTATTAGATAACACCAGACCTGATTGTATAGCCATTGCTCCAAATGATCCCTGTAAACCCAACAACGGGCCAGCAGTTGCTTCTAATCCCTTTGCGAAACTTGCAGCCAAAGCAAGACCAGCATCTCCAGATACAGCACCTGCTTCACTCCAATTTGCTTTAAGTGGATTGAACCCTGATATACCTTCGGTTGATGCAACATTCATTGCTCTTTCAAGTGCAGCTGCACCTAATTGAGCTCCAGCACCAATTTCTTCTTCTTTATATAAAGATTTATACTGCACCTTAATTGCAGGCGGCATGTAAAGAGATATTGCTTTTGCTAAACGGACTGTCGCTGGTCTAGTAACTGCTAACGCACCTTTGGGCGCAGATGAAAGTCTAGATGCTGTTGGTCTATCTATCTGTTGCTCTTCTCCGAGATACCCAGCCTCAAAGGCAGCTGCTTTTTGCCCTGCACTAACTTTCTTAACTTTAGCAGGGTCAGCTGAATTAATAAAGAACATTATATAATGTCCCTCTTGATCTTCAGTTTCTACTGCTAATGGGTATGCAAGATTCATAGAAGACTGTGTTGCAGATATTCCTCCGACACCTTTAGCGCCAATTCCGTTACCTAATGCTGATCCCGGCAGATTGCCTAAAACTTTTTTAAGTCCACCTTGGGCAGCGCTATTAGCTGCGTTTAGTACTTGGTTGACAATTGCGTTACCTATGGTCATGTATAAATATCCTTACAATGAAACTATTTAGGTATTTTAATCATGGCATATAAGGGCAAATATACTCCAAGAAATCCTAAAAAATATAAAGGCGATCCCAATCGAATAGTGTACCGTTCTTTATGGGAACGGAAGTTCATGGTGTACTGCGATACTAGTAATTCGATATTAGAGTGGGGCAGTGAAGAGATCATCATACCATATTTATCACCTGTGGATGGCAGAATTCACAGATATTTTCCAGATTTCTATATTAAAGCAAAAAAACATGATGGTACTATAGAAAAGTCTATCATAGAGATTAAACCAAAGATACAGTGCGGCCCCCCAAAAGTTCCTGATAGAAAAACTAAGAGGTTCTATAGTGCAGTTAAAACATGGGCAGTAAATGAAGCTAAATGGAAATATGCAACAGAATTTTGTGATATGAATAGTATGGATTTCAAGGTATTGACTGAGGATCATCTAGGGATTTCGTATAAATAGTTACATGGCAATTAGCAAATACATGCAAGCAGTAAAAGATGAGGCAAAGGGGCGTCCTAAATCTACTCAATGGTATAGAGATAAGATTAAGGAATTTGGTACTCCTGGCGCTATGGATTTGATACGTGATGGTAAACGAGACAACAAACCATTTTATGGTAAGTTGAATATGTTCATTTATGATCCAAAACATAAAAAGAAGTTACCATACTATGATTCTTTTCCTTTGGTTCTCCCAATAGAAAACTATCCAGATGGGTTTCTGGGAATCAATTTACACTACCTTCCTATTCCGTTGAGAATACAGCTATTAGATACTTTGGTAGATTTTAGCAATAATACCAAATTTGATGAATCTACTCGCTTAGTTGTAGACTATAGTCAACTGAAAGGCGTTACCTTAATTAAACCTACACTACATAGGTATTTGGCAGGGCAAACCAAATCACAGTTTCGTAGAATTGATGCCGATGAATTTACTATTGCAACACTACTTCCAGTACAGAGATTTAAGAAAGCCGGTGCAAGTGAAGTATGGAAAGATTCTAGGAGTATGCTCTAATGGCAGTTTTACCAAGATTTTTAGAAGGCGCAGCATTTGGTGTTTTGAATGATATTATTGCTAGTTTTCGAGGTAATGAAGGATATGCAAAACCAAATCATTATGAAGTGATAATTCACAAACCTGCCTTGCAATCAGACAATGGTGCTAATGAAAATACAAACAGACAAGATATTAATAAAGTTACCGACATGGATAGAATCTCTATGCGTTGCGAATCTATTACGTTGCCAGGGCGAATACTTTCTACTGTAGATGATGTTAATACCCACGGGCCCAGACGACAAATTGTCGATGGTGTTCAATACACTGATACTGTAGACTTGACCTTTCAAAGTTCATCTGATGCAAGAGAACGAGTTGCGTTTGAAAAATGGCAACATCGTGCATTTAACCCTACCACTTGGCAAGTAGGATACTATGCACATTATATTGGTTCTGTAGATATATATCTTCTAGACGAACAAATGCAAAGACGATATGGTATTACTCTGATGGAAGCATTTCCATCAACTCTTGGAGATTTAGCACTATCTGGAGCTGCATCTGGTGATATAGTAAAATGGAGTGTATCCATGAATTTTAGATATTGGAAAACTGCTGATATTAACCAACACGGCCCAAGTCTTACGGACAGAATAGGACAAACTTTAGTCAATGCAGCTGAAAGAAATTTGTCACGGGCCCTCCCTGCTGTATCTAGATTATTTTAACTATGAATAAAGGATGAAAAATTATGGCGTTACCTAAACTTAATACTACTCAATATGAATTGGAATTACCTTCTACTGGAAAATCAATTAAATTCAGGCCATGGCTTGTTAAAGAACAGAAGCTTCTAATGATGGCTCAAGAGTCAGAGGATACTGAGGAGATCGAAAGAGCATTTGCAAATATTGTTACGGAATGTACCTTTGGTGAAGTAGAACCTTACAATTCCCCTATGTTTGATATTGAATATATTTTTCTAAAACTACGTGGAAAATCAATTGGCGATTCTATACAAGTTAGTGTTCTATGTCCAGATGATGAAAAAACTAGGGTCACGGTAAATTTAAATGTTGAAGATATTGCTATTCAAATGAAAGATGATCATACAAATATAATTGAAGTTAATAAAGATATTAAAGTTGTTATGAAATACCCCACACTAAAAGATATGAGTGGATTTGATGGTGACGGAAAAGTTTTGCAGATATTTTCTATGATTTCGAGATGCATAAAGGAAATACATCATGAAAAAACTATCTATAATAGTGTTGATGTTTCACCAAAAGAGATTAATGATTTTTTAGATACTTTTAGTCAGCCAGAATTTGAAAAACTTAGTGAGTTTTTTGAAAGCATGCCAAAGTTACAACACGTATTTAAAGTTAAAAATCCTAAAACCAAGAAGGAAAATAGTATTACACTGGAGGGCCTGCAAAGTTTTTTCGAATAGCCCTTTCTCATGATAATCTGAGAAACTATTTCGAAACCAATTTTGCTTTAATGCAACATCATAATTATAGTTTATCAGATTTAGAAAATATGATGCCGTGGGAAAGGGAAATTTATATAGGTCTGTTAATGAACTGGATAGAAGAAGAAAATAAAAGAACAGAACAACAAAACGCTAGGAATAAGATGTAATGGAAGTACCTACACCTAACGCAGCTGCAATTGAGATCACAGAACTTATTCTACCATATATTGGTATGATATTGATTGTCATCATAGGTTTTATGATAAAAGACTTTGCGACTAAGTTTAGCAAAGGTCTTGCATTTAGCATGAATAAGCAGTTTCAAGAGGGTGATCATGTTCTTATTGATGGAGAACGTGCCTTAATCGTTAAGATAGGTATATCACAGACCGTATTTGGGGTAACTAAAAAAGGTGGAGAATTAGATGGAGATTATGTATGGCGTTATGTGCCGAATGAACGTATCGATTTTCTTAAATTAGAAAAGATAATTTTTGACCGAACTCCCCTAAATAACAATACACATATAAAAAACAACTCAAATAGAATTGAGGAGCTAGAAAATGGCAACTAAGAATGATCAAGTCAATATAATTGAAGTGGATAGAAGTACCACAGAGCAAACAGCATGGTACAATACTATTGACTCCTCTGTAATCGACAAGTGGCGCATCTGGCCACGTATGTTAATCACTCTTTATGGTATCATGTTCTATAGAGTAACAGAATGGTTCATGACACTCCCAGAACCTACTAACTCCCAGAGTGCATTTGTATCCGTAGTTGTGGGTGCTGGTGCCGCATGGTTTGGTTTATATTGCGGTTCTGGCCCAGTAGAGAAGAAGAAATAAAATGGCAGATGAAGCATTTAACAAAACTATTGATAAACTAACTAGCGCTGTTAGTAAATTATCATCAAATAATGCAGGCCGAGCGGGTTCAAGTAAAAATATCGAAAAAGAAAGAGAAGCCGGAAGTGAAGCCAGAACACAAACTGGTTATTTAAAACAGATTGCTAAAAACACCGCTGGTGGTGGTGGTGGTTCAGGTGCTTCAGGAAAAGATGGAAAGGGTTCGCTTAAAGGTGGCCTTCTTAAAGGCATAGCTGGCATAGGTGCTGCAAGTATAGCACTCGCAGCTTTAGGTGGAATCAAAAAAGCTATTCTAGGTTCTCTTGGTTTGGTAGCTAAGGCAGGAAAATTCGTTCTCAAGAAAGGTTACAGTCTCGCAAAAGCTGGACTAGGAAAAATTGCAAAAGGAGCATCTAATCTTATAAGGGGCGCACTTAATAGTGTATGGAAAGTTGCAGCGCCAATCCTAAAACCTATCGGTAGTTTTTTAAAGAATATTGCTACTACTGCTGGTGGGGCAATAAAAGGAGGATTGACTAAAGCATTTGACGCAACCAAAATGGCAGGAAAATGGGGGTTAGCTAAACTTGTAAATTTAAAGAATATTGCTACTTCTGGCGCTAGAAGTGTTGCAGGCGCTATACAGGGTGCAATGTCTGGAATTACAGGTGTTGCTAAAAAAGGCGGGAAAGGTGCTGCAAAATTAGGTAAACTGATGTTAAGGGGAGCAAAATTTATTCCTGGCGCTGGTCTAGCGGTTGCGGGCGCCATAGCTCTATATGATGGATTAAGTGCTGGAATGGAGGAATTTAAGAAAAGTGGAGATTTGGGTAAGTCAATAAAAGAAGGTACTGCTGGTGCTTTATCTGGAATAACATTTGGGTTGGTTAGTCAAAAAACTTTTTCAGACGCATTTACCACTGTTGGCGAAAAGTTCACTACATTAACTAAAGGTGTCTCTGATGCAGCAAGTAAAGCATGGGTGGGAGCAAAAGCTCTTATTCCTACGGAAGAAGGACTGAAGAAATCATTTACCAAACTATCAGCTAATCTTGCGCCATTGAAAAATTTATCAATCCCTAAAGATATTTCATTTGCAGCTGTAGCAACTGCATTTACAGGAAATGCAGTTGCCATTAATGACAGTTTTGCAAATTTCACTGGTATTGATGTAAGCAAAACTATAGGTAAATTGGGTGATAAAGTGGCCAAACAAGCAACTGCACTGAAAAACTCATTTGAAAATATTACAGGAATGACAATTCCTAAATTTGATGATGTTAAGAAAGGTTTATCTAACCTCTCCGTTAATCTTAAAGAGAAATTTAAAGTTATAACAGGTATAGAGATTCCTTCGTTGGATGATATAGGGAAAAGAATACAAAATATATTACCATCATTAGGAAATCCTATTCGAAAAATGGCAGAAGGGTTGGAGGGAACACTTAACCTAAATGATATAAGTAGTTGGTTGCCAAATATTTCTTTCGGAGATAAGCTTGCAACTGCCCTTAATGCTATCGCTGGTAAAGAAATGGGTGGCCCTATAAAATCAGGAAACCCCTATTGGGTAGGTGAAGCGGGGCCTGAATTAGTAGTACCTAATGCTTCGGGGACAGTTATTCCGAATCATAAGATCGGCGGCGGTGGGGATGCAAAAATGACGAAAATCCTTGAATCTTTATCTAATCAACTTGCTAATGGCGGTACAAAGGTAGATGCAAGTTCAATTAATGTATCTTCAGCGCCATCTACTACCATTGGTGGATCAAATGCACCTCGACAGAGAGTTGTTGTGTATGGATAGACATAAATTCAAACCACCTATCACATATCCTGGCCCGCCGTCAAGAAAACCACCATCGTTTACATTCCCAGCGCCCTCAACAAGAAAACCCCCCACGTTTCCGTGAGGGGCTCTTATCTTATAGTGACCTTTTTAGT